TGTTTTTACGATGTCTTGTAGATCAGCTAGAACGCCTTCAGTGATCTCTTCAGATACTTCTTCAGTGACCTCTTCTTCTTCTTTCATAGCCATCTTAGTAGCAGTTGCGTACATAACGTCTTTAGCTTTGTCGCCATAACGAGATTTAAATTCGCCCATCTTCGCTTTCAAAGATTGTATAATCTCTTCACGCTTCTTTTCCTGCTCAGGTGTCATCTCAGATTCAGAAGATTCATACACTTCCTTGTCTTTTTCCTGATCAGCAATGCGCTTACTCTTCTTCTTAATGGGTGCACCGTTAAACTGGTCATCTTTTGCGACTGGATGATCTTGCTTACTTACTAGATGTTTGTCTAGAAAGTTTTGTTCATCCGGAGATCGAGGTTTATCCACGGTCTCTGCAAGCATATCCTTAAAGCTTTTCATAATACTATCCCTTGCTTATGCGTAAGTTACCCAAGGAGTTTTCTTATCTCCTGTGTAATCGAGTTCATCATCCGCATACTTGACTACTTTACCGTCAGCCCATTTGATGTGGACATCGGTCCCAGTAAGTTTAACAACTTTACCAAGAATAGTTTTGTTACGCTTTTCATCAACCTTCTTAGCGGATTGACCAACTTTTGTTGCTAGTTGGGCTACTTCTGAGAGTTCGTCTTCTTCCGAAGTTTCGACTTCTTCTGCTGAGAACATTGCAGTGTACTTTGCTTCGATAGCAGCCATCATTTTGTCCGACATAACATCGCTGAAAGCCGACTCAAAACCTGTCGCATCTTTGTCCGACGCTTTCTGAATCAATTCCTTAACACTCATTTATTATCTCCTTGTTTATATAATTGTTTATATAATGTTATTTATATTCTTTTACAACTAGTGTTTTAAATATCTAGATCATCTATATCGCTATCGTTTCCGAGTGCCTTTTCCGCTTCTGCGGCAGCTTTGTCCTCTTCTTCGATATCTTCTTTCATCTTCTCGACTTCATCTTCAGACATTTGTAATACGTTCTTACGTACCCAATCACCAGAGTAGTATTTACCTACATACTCATCAATGTCTCTCAGAACACCTAGACGTTCTCTTAGTATCTCACTAGACTTCAATTCTTCGAAGTGATTATCACTCATGAAGTCATAGCGAACCATTGATTGAATAGCCGGCCACTCTTCTGGAGTGATGATTCCTTTTAGAATCAATTGCTTCTCAAGTATCTTATCAAATAACGTTGAGAACCTAGTTCTTAATCTGTTAACAAACTTAGCAAACTTGATCTCATCTCGTGAAATCTCGCTTGCTCTACCTAGAGAGAATCCTGCATCAGACTCCATTCTAGAAATAGGCACGTTCAATGACTTAAACAAACGCTTCTGGAAGTACAATACGTCATCTAGTTCACCTAGATTTTGTCCACCAGGTAGTGTTGTAATTTCAGTCCCTCTACCACCTTCTCTTCGTGGTAACCAGAAATCGTCCGTCATGGACATATGTCTGCGGTCATCTTTTACATCACCAGTTGCCATGTCATAAACCATGCGATTCTTATGCTTGGTCATCATATCACGTAGATATTGCTCTGCTTTAAGCTTAGGCAAATTACCTACATCAATATAAAAAATTCTTCTTTCAGGTGCTCTTGAAATCCTATAGATAACAACTGCATCTTCCATCATTCTTAACTGATTCAAAGGCTTATATGCTTTATGCATATGAGATAGAACTAATGTGCTAGTCTCATTAAGTAGCCCAGAATTAGCAGTAACAATCGAATCTTTAGCAATCTTAAGACCGTTCATAGCGGAGTTGCCTTGGGTTTGCTGTTGCTGTGCCCCTGCTATTCCTGCCATGTTATTAAAGCCCTTCTCACTATAGATGAAGTACTCGTTTTTAATCTTTTTAGTTACTAGTTGGTTTTCATTATTGCCACCAACTTTCTCTTTTTCAAACTCACGAACTTTACGAATCTTTCGTGGATCGATATATCGTAACTCTTGTATGCCTTTACGTGGTGCTGTATTATCGATCATCACGTGGTAGTTAATTCTTCCGTCAACGTACCATTTCTGAAATAGCTCGTATCCGTTATTAGAGAAGTCCAACAATTTTAGTACTGTATCGAACTCTTCTCTAATCTTCTTCTTAACACCATCAGATAAATCTACATCATCCGTAATACATTCAACGACTTTTGCATCGTGTGAGATACAAATAGCTTCGTTAACGATGTCATCAACTGCTTGAGAAACCTCAGGCTGTTGCAACATAGTTCTATATTTCTGTACTAATTCAGCTTCAGACTTAGCCGTACCATCCATATCTAAAAAGCTACTGACACCAGTACCTGTTGCGGCAATATTTACTGAGCCGTCTTCTTCATTTGCTTGAACGAAAGAAGGTATGTTGTTATTACCTTCTGCCTTTCTCTTTATCTGAAATCCAAATAGTTCCATAGTTTATCCTTTATAAAGGGAGTGCATAAACACTCCCCTAATTTAGTTGCTCAATTTAAGCGTTAGTGCCGCCAGTACCAGTAATACCACCGTCAACGTTCCACCAATCATACTGGAATGTAACATCGAATCTTTCGATATCGTCTGTAGTATTCCAATCCATTGTGATTGCGCCAACCGAAGTTGGGAAGATACCGTTGAAGTTATACACTCGAAGAGGTACACCAGTTTTCGAGTACTGAGTAATCTGTGCTTGTGACTTATACTCAGAACTTGATGCAGTCGCTAACTGTCGTGTGTTGCCTTCATGAGAGTTGATAGAAGCCATCCAGTTTTCCATCGCATTGCGAACCAGGAAGTCTTCATCGTTCATGATAGTGACAGTCCATTCTGCGAATGTTCTGTCTCCAGCTACTTTTACTTTGCGACCGAAATACGGGATCTCGATCACACTCAGAGTACTCTCTGGTATTGCTGCCGCCTGAACCATGAAGGGAGTCTTAAGATCAGCTATCGCATTTACAGGGTTTGTAATCTGTACTTGAAATAGTGACGCTTTAGCGCCTCCAAAGGTCAATTGGCTTTTGATTTCGTTAATGTTGAAAGCCATTATTCATTTCTCCTTTGAATTAGTATTTATTAGAACTGTCCAACGACTTCTGTGAACTCTACGCCCGATCTAACCGCAACGAAGTTCAATTGGATGAAGTTGATAGAACGTGCTGGTTTAATGTAGATGTCTCCAATAAATTGGTTAGCATCAACTACTGCGGCTGTATTGTTAGTCGCATCAACTACAACTCTAAAGTCGTATATACCACGTCTACCTTGAACGTCCCGCAAGAACGGCTCGACCAAGTTCTTAAACTGCGCTCTTGTGAACTCATCGTTGAATTCAAACAGAGTTGACTTAGCGGCTACACCGATAGCTTTCTCTAGTACAATAAACAATCTACGAACATTAATTCTATCAAACGCAGATGCCGCTCCGGCATTAGTCTTGTCACCAAACAATACTGTTCCTTGACCTGGCTGAGTGATTACTGGGTTAACGTTATGCTTATATAGTAAATCTCTCTGGGCTCTGGTTGCATTAAGCTTTAGCTTGACTACGTTCTTAACTTGACCTCTGTTGTATCCAGCAGGTGAGAACCATGGGTCTCTAACATCGTCAGTTCTAGCACAGATACCTGCAATGTCACCATTGAGAGGAATCCAACGATAGACATCAGCATACTTGTCGTACTGATACTTATATCCACTATCGATAACTGCGAATGTTGTAGCTGTTACAGTTTTAGCGAAGTCTACTACATTCTGTGGTGTAGCTGATGCGGTATATGTTGGACTTACGAACAACACGCAATCTTTACGAACATCGCAAATATTAGCAATGATGTAGTTAGCAAGAGTTACACCTATAGCTCTACCTTGAAGAATCAAAGAGATGTCTACATCAGCAGGATCTTTGAATAAATCATATCCTGGAGCAACTGTAGCTAGAGTAGCGTTGACTTCATCAGCGCCTTCTAGTCCACCTGTTAGTGTTGCAGAGCCGTATGTGATACTTGCGTTCGCTAAAAGGGCACTTTTGATAACTGACACTGCAATCCAATTAGAACCTTGATCTAAGACATCAGTGATGAAGTTCGTAGAACCATCTGTGTTTTTAGCAGTAGATGTGCAGTTAAGGTTTTCCCATCGCTCGATAATAGTTCCGGCTGTACCAGAAATCTTACCATCAATATCCCTAACAACTAAGTGAATTCCACCAGATGTTGGACCTGCATCAAATAAATTAGCATCTCTCCATTGAGAAGAGAACTGTGCGGTGTACGGGGTGTGGTTATTATAAGCAGTCTTAAATGTTATTACTTGTGTCCAGCTTGATCCAGATCCAGTAGCAGTTCCTAATGAAGCGACTTCTAGTAGAGTACCGTCTGAAAGCACTATGTTGTCTCCAGCTGATAAGAACGTAGATGCTCCAGCATTTGTAGGGAGGGCAGCAATCGAACCTGTAGTTGCTTGAGATGCTATAGTTATTGTATAAGCACGAGCGGTAGGCTCAAAGTTTCCATCAGTACAATGAGATATTTTAATTGAATTACCTAAAAGACCTTTATATTTTGCATCAATGTTTGTGCTTGTAGCGGCAGCGGCTGTTCCATCGCATGTACGTACTACGAAT